GCTATTTTTCAGCAACGGTGGTACAATGTACAGCTTACAGGATTATGTTATGAACTACGCTTCTTGGATGTCCATGCATCAGATAAGAAATACTATGTCTACAGACATGTCCTTCAAAGAAGATCGTCACAATAAAAAACTCTATATAAATAGTGCAAATAGCGCGCCCAATATGGTCACAATTGAGTACATACCAAAATTGCTCTCAGTAGAAGACATTAAAAGCGATTATTGGACGGACATTCTGGTTAAATACTGTGTAGCACTTACTAAAGTAGTTTTAGGAAGAATTAGAACACGCTTTAGTCAGACTAATGCACTCTGGACGCAAGATGGCGAGAAGATTTTAGAAGAAGGTAACACTGAGCTAAAAGAACTTCGAGAGCTGCTACGTCTAAATTCAAATATGATTTATTTAATTGATTAACAAATTAAGGAGAAATATAATGAAAGAATCTGTTACTAAGTTTGATCTAGAGTCTGCTTTTAAGGCTCTTGATGAAATAGATATCCCAGTAGCTGATCAAGGTATTAGAGCTAACAGACCTGCACTTACGGAGATTTTTTCACGTAAATCTAAATTCGACTCTCTTTTCGAGGAGTACTATGATATTGGTACTACTGACGGTCTTGATGGTGCTAAGGAAGCTCGTGAAGCTGAGGTAGCTAAAGCTAAGCTAGAGCGTATTGAAAAAATTGTTGATCTTGACGCTGAGTCTCCTGAAGACCTTCTTACGTCTTATGTTGGTAAGTATATTATGCAGTGTCCTCAGTGCATGACTCTTTTCTATAAAGATAAAGAAGATATTGTAGAGTCTGAGGAAGATCCTAATACTGTAAATGTAAATGAGATTTGTCAGCACTGTGGTAACGAATCTGGTTATACCCTAGTCGGTAAAGTGGGTGAAGCTGAGGCAGAAAATGCTGGAGAGCTACCTACTGACTTAGAGGCAACAGAAGCTGATGAGATTGACTTGGAGATGCCCACAGAAGAGCCTACGGAAGATGACCTTGAAATTGACCTCGATGCTATCAATCTTGACGAGGAGCCAGCGGAGGAAGAAGAAAAGACAGAGGAAGCTTTTGTAGTGCATACTGGCGAGTCTCTCATAGAGGATATCCAAGAGGACAAAGACCTTGATGCAAAGCTTGAGGCTCATAATGAATATATTGAGTATCTTAGGACTGCGATCTCTCAGGAAGAAGCAGCACTAGAAAAAGCTACTAATGAACAAGTTAAAGTTGCTATTCAAAGAAATATAGATGCTTTTAAAATTGACTTGGAGGCAGCACTTCCTGACGCAGTAAAAAATGACGAGGCTATTGCTGAGAGTACTACAGAAGATACTACAGAAGATACTGTAGATGAGATGCCGGTTGAGGAAGCTCCTGTAGAGGTCGAAGAAGTTGTTGAGAGTCTGACAGAGTCTTTGCAAGAAGAAGCCGACCTTGAAGTATCTGCAGAAGAATTTGAAGAGCTTATTAACTCTCCTGAGTTTAAAAAGCCTATATCAGATACAGCGGCAAGAGCTATGATTGATGCTGAAAACGAGGAAGAAGATGTTAAAGAAAGTGCTGAGGCTAAGGAGGAAACTGACACCCTAGAGGAAGGTATCTTCGACACACTTAAGTTAACACGTTCCAGTAAAGCAGAGTGGGTACTTAATAATGCATTAGTCGACTATGAGAAGGCTGTCGTGGATAAGAACGGCGGTGTGGAAACTAGTAAAGATAACAAACTTTTTAATGTTTTTGTTATTTTGTGTCTAAAGCCTGACGGTAACGGCGGTTTTGTAAGAGGTACAAAGTATGCTGACGTTAAGACAAAGTACAAAGATGCAGAAAATATCGCTAAAGGCTGGAGCATGAAGAGTGATGGTGGTCCTGCAGAAATCTATCTCACAAAGAGTGCAGATGCTGTTAACGGCGTATTCTTATGCAAATATATTAACGGCAAGCTTGATACTACTACAGATAAACTTGACGAAATTATTAATACAATAAAAAAAGACCAAAAAGGTAGTAAACTGCGTGTTAAAGGTGGAACTGACCAGTCTGAAACTCGTCAAATAGCCGCTTCTAATCTAAAGCAAGGTATGCAAATTAAAGTAGATGACACAACTACGGGAGAAGTAGTTAAAGTAGCGCAGTCAAAGTCTAAAGCAGTTAAAAACCAATATGTTGTTAGTATTAAATACGCAGACGGTAAAACTGAAAATGAACGTGTTGATGGCAACTATGAGTTTACAGTTGTAAGAGACTCTATTAAAAACGAGAGTCTTGCTACAATAATGCACGATGTAGATGAATTACAAGAGGCTGTGTTAGAGTCACTTATTTCTGACTCACTAGTAAAGACCTATGGTAATGTAGCAGGCTATAGATTAACTAACTGTAGTTATATAAATGAATCACTTAATATTGCAGGCACTATCTATTTCACTTCTGGCAACACTAGAAAAACTACATATTCTTTCTACGAAGCTGGCACTGAAAATGATAAAGTCACGCTTATTGGTCTAAATGAGAAGCTTGGTCACGGTAAGCAATTCGAACTTACCTGTAGCATTAAAAATAAAACACTTATTACTGAATCTTTCGGTCGTAAGTAACTAACTATCAATACACAGTGTTTATTTAAGCACTGTGTATTGATGCTAAAAGAAAGGAGCTTATATGTCAAATAATGTAAAAGACTACGGTGTACTTATACGTGACGAAATAAAATTACATCGTATGTGGTTTAAACAGTGCGTTGCCTTACATGGGATTAACTGCAAATATAGAGCTCCTATAGGTAAAGATTACGATACATATGGGGATCTTCAATCTGGGTACAAGCCAGAAATTATTGTAGGTTGTTTATTTGAAGAGCATCCAAACCAAAAATCCCTGAAAAAAGCGGGCTGGGTTGCTGAACTACAAGAAGGCTCATCTATAATACATGTACCATATGACTTACCAGGACTTCAAGTCGGTGCACTATTTAAAGTACCAAGTGGGCTAGACAACGGCAATGGTCGGCTATTCCGCGTGATAAGTATGTCAAACATCATGATATACCCTGCTTCTATTGCTTGCGAAATTGCACTTGAGTACGAGTCAGTTGATGAACAGCGACTAAGCACGGCTGCCAACGAAAAAGAAGATATGCCACTACTTATAGATAGAGAGGATGATGACTAATGCCAAATACTCTGCTCGAAGCGAATTTTCCAACAGTTAACCTTCGCTCCATATATACGCAGACGGTAAATACTAATACAGCTAGCACCGAGTCTAGTGCAGACACAAAAGACGCTAATACAATACTAGCAGCAAAACTAGCTAGTCTTGGTTTCAATGATGACATTATTAAAAAACTAATTAGCTTTGGTGAACCATTTAAGAAGGTATGTACTGCACTTGGTTTTAAGCTGAATAATGCGACTGGTGGGAATCCTATACTTGCTTTTGTAAATCAAACATATGTACAAGAAAAGCTACTTAAAACAGATCTTTTAAATAGTCGTACCTTTAAGGTTATCTATAATGCAGTTGCGAAAAAACTAGTGGCAGACAGCGAATTTTTTACTGAAAGAACCTATAACATAATCTATTGCCAAGACTTATATAGTAAGTCTGTTCAGGAAATGGAAGAATATTTAATATTACAGCGCAGTATATTATCACCAACAGCTCAAAGCTATGATGGACAAACACAACTTAAAAATAGACAAGTATTCCTATCTATAGATAACATTAAAAATTCAAATGGCGAAAAAGAGCTTGACCCAAATACATACGTAAAAAAAGTTAAAGCAATAACCCTTGATGATAAAGCACTGCCAACAGTATTTAATGCTAAGCTCAACAGCATAGCAGTAGCTAAAGCAATCAGCGGTAGTAAACAAGAAGAGCCAAAAGCAATTACTAAGAGCAATAAAGAACTTATTGCTATTTTAAAAAAGCTTACTACTATTGAAGACAAACTTGCTGTAATAATGTCATTGAGCGCAAGCACTAACAGCAAGAAAGCACAACAAGCACTAGTTGCTCCTGAGCTTGGCGGTGTTAGCGGGGATTTAGTTACAAAAGCTTTCTTACGGCTTTCTAAAGATGGTATATTACCAAAAGGTCAGTTAAGCACAGAGACTGCAGACACTTTAGTAGGTCTTATAATGGCTACACTTAAGTCAAAAGAAGAAGCTGATATATAATTATGTTTTTTACTATTAAAAACAAACGCAAGCAATCTACTGAACAATTGCGTACAGATACTTTGCTTGCTGCGTACTTTGTAATAAAAAATTATCCAATACATGCGTCTGACCTTATGCTGGACAGGTTTATTCAGCAGCAATATAAGGTGTCGTTAAAGGATATGTGTATTAAACTACTACTAAGCCTTACTTTTAGTATGGATAGTAAAAACAATTTAATACTTCTATTTAAAGACCCTAGGTATGATAAAATTGCTCGCTTAATTACGTACGGCAACGGCGCAATACCTGGAAGCAAAATTCTTCAAATAGCACTAAATAATAGATAGAAGGATGTGGACTACTGATGGCAATAAGTTATTATGATGAAGCTATTACACAAAAAATTAAGGGTTGGCTAGCAGACTCTTCTCAACTTAGAGTGCTATCTCCTGACGAGTCAACAAGATTACTTCAGCTGCAAGCAGAAGACTCTAGTGACCAGCCGCTAAAGCTTCCGCTAATTGCGATATCAAGAAATAGAGACATTGAGATTGAGTCAACAATAAAACAAAACAAATCTTTTAATGGTATTGTTATTGGTAAAGATACAGAAAGTGCAACTACCGTTCACCTAAATGTGATACCAATAAAAACTACGTACCAGCTCGATATTTATACAAAACAGCGCATTGAAGCAGATGAATACGTACGACAATATTTATTTAAGTTAATAAATAATCCGCAAATAATTATTGATATTCCCTATAACAGCGCAAATAACGGCTGTGTAGTTAGACATACTGCGAATTTAAGAGTATTAAATACCGTGTCAGACACCAGTGACATACCTACACATATTTTCCCAGGTCAGTTTTATAAGTGGACAATACAACTTGAACTGCAGGATGGCTTTTTATTTAGTATACCACAAAAGAAAAACTGGCGGTTCATTGGCTGTGAAGTAGCACTTT